AACAAGGTTATGGTCTGATGAATATATCCGACCAATTACCTCACAAAACATGATTTTAGATCGTTGGCATTTAGGTGAAGTTGTATGGCCTAAAATCTATGGTCGACAGTCATTGTTTGATGAAACAACATTTGACTATTGCAATTGGGAACTTGCTAAATTAGGAGCTAGACTAATTCTACTTACTAGATCCGAAGATGCAATAGCAGAAGAATTATTAAGAAGAGGTGAAGAACTGCAAATAGATTTTGTTTTACATTCAAGATCTTTATTTGTAGAGGCATTTAGACAAGTACGATATTTAGATAAAAAAATAATCCATAGTGAGGTGGTTAGGTAATGCATATAATTACAGAAAATCCAAGCGAAGCTCTAGAGTTAGCAACTCAATATGTCATTGAACATGGTGAAGCAATATCTCCTCGTGGAATGGTCACTAGAGAACTTCTAAATGTCACTTTACAGGTTGAAAAGCCATGGAACATACCTGTATCTATGGAAAACCGTAAACTTAACCATAATATTGGCATCAAAGAAGCATTACAGCTAGTTGGACAAGTTACTGATCCAGAAGCAATGACAGATACAAGTCAAGTGTTTGGAAAGTACATGGACGGTGGCATTCTTCATGGTGCTTATGGTCCAAGAATTCACGGTAATCTAAATAAACTTGTTGACCAACTTAAAAAAGATTACTCAACAAGACAAGCTGTTTTGACTATTTTTGACTCAAATAAAGATCTAAATGTTGATGTAAAAGATGTTCCGTGCACATTAAATCTGCAATATTTTATTAGAGACAATAAGTTAATTGCTAGAACTAACATGAGAAGCAATGACGTATTTCTAGGTCTACCATATGATTTGACTCAGTTTATTGCATTGCAAGGTGCAATTGCAAAGGCTTTAGATATTGAAATGGGTCAATATGTACACGTTGTAGGTAGTTTACATATTTACGATGAACACATACCTCAAGCACAATGGATAAAAGCATACTTTAATGGCTCATTCAAAGATTACGAACCTATGTGGACTGGAAATAGCATAGGTGAGATCAGTCATACCGCAAGATCTATTCTCAAAGGAAACATACCAGATCAATTGACTCGTTTTGAAAGATTCTTGGCAGGTAAAATCAATGACTGAACCTGTTGCTAGATGTGAATCATGTGGATCATGGACTTACTTATATGCATTAGACAAACTTATGGGTAATCCACATTTTTGTAATGATTGTAAAGCAAAACAGAAAGGAAAACGCCGTGTTGCCTAATCAAACCGAAGTGGTTAAGCGATTGAGCGAACTTTCTCGTATGCTTGATGCTGCAACGGATGAAATTGCTGTCAGTGACGATAAAGCAGTTAAAGCAAAAGGTTCTTATGAAGTTGCATATGCCAGATCTTTCCTGCAATCAAATGGATCGATGGATGTTAGACGACAAGAAGCAATTCTTGCTTGTGCTGATTTGCGTCTAGCAATGGAAATTGCAGAGGCAGAGGTAAGAGCAATTAAAGAGCGCATAAACACTTTAAGATCTCAAATCTCCATTGGACAATCACTTTCAGCTGCAATTAGACAACAATTTAGTGCAGAAGGTGTTGGTCAATATACATGAGAGCAAGAAGTAAGAAAATGACAAAAAAGTATGTGGAACGACGTAAGTTGGTTGCCTACATGCTTGAGCAATATCCCATGTGCCAAAGATGTAATGCAAAGGCTTCAGAAGAAGTTCATGAAGTGCTCAGTAGAGCCAGAGGAGGATCTATTTTGGACATTAACAATTGCAGAGCTCTCTGTCATGTTTGTCATTTCTGGATTACAACAAATCCTGCTGAAGCCACTAGAACTGGCTGGTTAAAAAATTCGTGGGATAAATGATGCCAATTTATGACTACAAATGCCAACAATGTGGAATTACAGTCGAAGTCAGTCATTCCGTCTCAGAACACGGTCCTCGATGTGATTGTGGAGAAGTTATGCAGAAAGTTTTTACCGCTGTACCCACTATTTTCAAAGGTGACGGATGGGCAGGAAAACAATGACTAATCTGTCCAGAAAACGCAGAGGTCGAGAGACTGAATTGATCTTTGCTGAGTACTTAAAGCGAGAAGGTTGGATTTATGCCGAGGCAAGCAGTTCTTCAGCAGCAGGTACAGATATAAAAGGAGTTATCGGAGTTGATTGGGAATTGAAGGCTAGAGCAGACTTTGATCCAAAATCAGCAATGAAACAACAGGCAAAACGAATCAAAGAAGGCGTCATCCCCATCGCTGTTTTAAGACAGAATGGACAAGGTGAAGCTGATATAGAAAATTGGCCAGCTTGTGTTCCAGTAAGCGTAATGATACAACTACTGAAAGAAGCAGGTTATTTGTGACGATTCGAGATTTAGATTTTAAGGTAGAAGCAGCTGAATGGACTAAAGATGCTAATTGCACTGATCCAAGCATAGATCCTGATTGGTTTTTCCCTGATAGCGAACATCCAACGAATCTAGAACAAAGAGCAGCATTGAGCATATGTAAAAACTGTCCAGTACAAATGCAATGCTTAGGTTATGCAATTAAAAATTGGCCAGTGTACGGAGTATGGGGCGGCATGAAAAATAAAGACATAAAAGATCTAGTCCGACAAATAAAGGAGCAAAAATGAGTGCAGCAATAACAATCAAAGGCCGAATAGGTAAAGACATGGACATAAAGTTTACACAAGCAGGTAAAGCTTATGTTCCATTTAGCGTTGTGTCTAATACACGCAAGAAAGTTAATGAAGAATGGGTAGATGCGGACACAAGTTGGTGGGAATGCAAAGCGTTTGGAGGTTATGCCGAGGCTCTTGTAGATAATATCAAACGAGGCGATCTGGTAACCATTACAGGCACAATTAAGCAAACGACATGGATTGACAAAGACGGAAATAAGCGCTCGTCATATGAGGTCCTGGTTGATACTATTGCAAAGCAAATTGTTGTGCAAAAATATCATGGCACTCCAAGATCTAAGAATCCAGATCCAGTTGCTTGGGACCCTACAGAAGCGGTGTTCTAATGTCAGTTAAAGCGATGACCTATGTTTGGGAAAACTCTCCTTACAATGGCAATGCTTTAATTGTCCATTTAGCATTGGCAGATCATTGCGATGACCAAGGTATTTGTTGGCCAAGTCAACAGTATTTGGCAGATAAGTGCAAGATCAGTGTGAGGCAGATCCGTAGAATCATTCATCAGATGATTGCTGATAACTATTTGTTTATAGAACAGCACTCAAGAGCTGGTATTTCTAATAATCGTTACAGATTGTTATACAAAAAGCCGCAGGTCACTGATGTCCTGTCCACGCATAATGACGACCCTGAAAGTCCTGCGGCTGAGGTCACAGCTATGGCCAGCGGTAGAGGTCAAGCTGGTGGCCACCCTAATCATCATATAACCATCAATAATCACCAGAGAAAAGGTCCACCAGAAGAAGTTAAATTGTTAATGGAAAAGCTAAGGAAGAAAAATGGATAAATGCCTTAGTTGTAGAGGGGTAAGTGAGAAAGGTGCTTGTCCACATTGCAGAAGAAGATTAAAAAAAATGCTGAATGAGTTAATTGCATTCATAGATCTTCTCATTGCTAATCCTTCCCTGAGACAACAGGTATCTTCTAAACAAGAAGGTCGAGGCTCATTATCTGATAGATCAGTAATAAATATCCAGGTTGTAGATCTTATTGCTAAAACAGGTGTTCAAAGTGTTCTTCAAGCATGGTGCGAGTATGTAGTAGAAACAAGAGAGTTGGACACTAATTGCTTAAAATCTACAAAAGAAACAAACAAACTACATATGTTGCATCGTGTATTGGATACTCATAATGAATGGTTAGCAGATAGTGATTTGTGGACTGATTACTACAATGAGATCAGAGAACCATGGACAACACTAAGAGGTATTATTTATGGTGAGAGAAAACCACCTAAGGCTGTTAAGTGTCCTGTACAAGACTGCATCGGTAGTTTAAGATTAGAACCTAATGGTGATGTCCATTGTCTACACGACAACACACATCAATGGGCATATGAGCAGTGGTCAAGATTGGCTAAGCTCATGGTAGAAACCTCTGTACAATCACAGTGATGTAATTTATAATAGGGATTACCGAACTACAGCTATCTAAAAAATCGGACGCTAATGAATAAACCATGCTTAGATTGTGGTGTGTTAGCAAACAAACCTAGATGTCCTATGTGCAATAAGAAGTATCAGAAGTTTAAAGCAACCTCTCGTCCTTCACGTGCAGATAGGGGTTACGATGCAAATTGGAAAAGGTTATCAAAACAACTTAGATTGCTACAACCTTATTGCACTATTTGTAAAGCAACCAACGATTTGACTGTGGATCACATAACACCGTTATCGAGTGGTGGTCTCACAGTCGAATCCAATCTGCAAGTTCTATGTAGAAGGTGCAACAGCAGCAAAGGCTCTTCCAGTCCTGTATAACAATTTGTTATTATAAATCCTAGAGATGGCCAACGGGTAGTATGGTATGGCCTAAATCTTCATGTAAAAACCGCGCTGGATACCCCGCAGCCATGGGAGCGTGTAAAGTATCAAAATTATTGATTTGACCAAACTGGAGGAATTTGATGACCGCGGGTCGTCCACGCAAACCTATTGAACAAAAGCGCAAAACAGGCCGAACTCCTACAACGGATTCAGGCGGACGCAAACTTCCTGATGTTCAAAAGATAACTGTCTTGCCGATGGCCGATGGTATTCCGACTCCTCCAATGGATCTTGGTCTCGAAGGCAGAGATCTTTGGGCAAAAGCTTGGGACCGAGCAATCACTTGGCTTTCTCCTGTAAGTGATTTAACACAAGTCCATCATGCGTGTCGAGTTGCAGATGATCTTAATTTGGCAAGAACAGTTTACAATACGACACGTGATTCACAAGACGGGCGGCTTGTGGTTGCATTGAGTAAATCTTTCCATGAGGCTCTTGCCTCGTTAGGATTTACACCTACATCTCGCTCGCAATTAGGCGTAGCGGAGGTTAAGCGTGTCACAGCTCTCGAACAACTTATTGCTACCAAACGAGCCAAGTAATTCTTGGCCTCCTAAGTGGCTTACACCTGTTTCTGAAGAAGATCAACTAAGAGGCGATGGTCCTGTCTTTAAGCAGTTTGCTGAAACAGTATGCCGCGTTACTAAAGACTCACTAGGCGGACAAGCAGGCGAGTTAATTCGTTTTCGCAGTTGGCAAGAGAACCTTCTCAACCATGCTTTAGCAAGAAAAGAAAACGGTAGATTTAAGCACCGCATTGCCTTAATTGGTATGGCACGTAAAAATGGCAAGTCTGCTCTTGGTGCTTCTGTCGGTTTAGCAGGTTTAACGCTAGGTGGACAAGGTTCTGAGATCTATTCATGCGCAGCAGATAGAGAACAAGCACGAATTGTGTTTGGCACTGCTAAGCGAATGGTTGAATTAGACGAAGAACTGTCTAAAATGTTTACTCTTTACCGCGATGCAATTGAATATAAAGATACAGGTTCTGTCTATAAAGTCCTCTCGGCAGAGGCTTACACAAAAGAAGGTCTCAATCCGTCACCTCTTGTGATCTTCGATGAAGTTCATGCGCAGCCAAATCGCGAACTTTGGGATGTAATGTCTCTTGCCGGAGGCGCAAGATCTGATTCTTTGCTGTTCGGTATTACTACGGCTGGCGTAAAAACTCAGACTGATGGCCAAGATTCTTTGTGCTATTCGCTCTACCAATATGGTCAGCAACTAGTCAAAGGTGAATTAGAAGATCCATCGTTTTTCTTTGCTTGGTGGGAACCAAAGAATGTCGAGGCAGATCATCGAGAACGATTCATGTGGGAAGAATCAAACCCAGGTTTTAACGACATTGTCGACTCTGAAGATTTTGAGTCTTCGGTGCTTAGAACACCAGAAGCAGAATTTCGAACTAAGCGAACTAACTGCTTTGTTTCAACAGCTACTGCTTGGCTCCCTACCGGAAGCTGGGACGCATTGGTTGACAAGGACAGAGTGCCAATGCAAGGTGAAGACGTCATTCTCGCATTCGATGGAGCCTTTTCTAACGACTCTACAGCACTAATTGCGTGGCTTGTAGGTTCTGAAAAACCACATTTAATG